CGATATAGAAAAATTGCAAGCGGATCACATTCAATAAATGTATTAAGGACAAATTTTATAATCTTAAAAAAATAATGAAAAATATAGCAGTTATAATCCAACTTTTACAAACCAATGAATTTTACAGAGTTTCTGAAAATGTAGAAATTGCAAAGGGGCGTTATGAGTACAATAAAAATTTAAAACAAGTATTTACACAATTTAAAAGGAGAATATTGAAATGGAAGAAATAAAGTATAACGTTAAAGTCGACACAAAAGACGTTGGTAAGGCTGAAAGTGTATTAGGTAAATTCGGTAACAATGCAAAAAATACGTTTAGTAATTTGGGGCAAAGTGTTTCCGGACTTGGTGATAAATTAGGGGCTATGCCGGGAGGCATTGGTGCGGCTACAGGTGCGTTTAAAGGGCTTGGAACTTCCATGATGGCAATTGTAATGAATCCAATTGGTGCGATTATTTCGGCTATGGTTGCCATATTTGTGGGACTTAAAGAAGCATTGGGAAAATCCGAAAAGGGGATGGATGCAATAGCCAAAGTTTCTGCAATTTTTGGGGCAATACTTAACCCAATTATTCAGGCGGTTTCTGAATTTGCTGCAATGCTGACAGAGGGTTTGGCAGCTGCGTTGGAACTTGTTGGTAGTTTGTTTGGAGATGCTGCAAAGGAAGGGCGAGAATTTGCAGAGTTGCAGGATGAACTTGAAGATAGGGAATTGGCAATGGCTGAGGCAAGGGCAAATGCTAATAAAGAATTGGCACAAGCTAGGGAATTGCTATCAGATAGTAATGCAAGTTTAGCAGATAGGAAAAAGGCATTGGATCAAGTTAGAAAATCGGAAGAGGATTTCGCAGCTAAAGACTTGCAATTTGCAAAAGACAAATTAAAGGCAGCGCAAATGGATCAAAAATTAAATGGGGAAACTGAGGCAAGTAAAAAAGCTATTTCGGCTGCTGTTGTTGAAGTTACCAACGCTGAAACAGACCTTGCAGCAAAGAGAAGGTTATTCAATAGAGAGGCTAAAAAATTAGATGCTGAGGAAGAGCAACGCAAAAAAGAGGCAGCGGATGCTGAAAAGGAACGATTAAAAGAATTGGCAGCAAAGCAAAAAGAATATGCGGATAATAGAAAATCGGCAAGGGAGAAAATTAGGGATGCCGAACAAAAAAATATAATTGATTCAATTAAAGATGAGGAATTAAAAGCCCGTAAACAAGCTGAATTTGATTTGGCAAGTTCATTGAGGGAAATTAAAGAGGGTAAATTTACGGCAAAAGAAAAAGCAAAACTAAAAGAGGAGGCATTGGAAGCCAATGTAATTAAGTTGGCACAAATTACAGAAAATGCCGATAAGAAAGCAAAGGATGCTAAAAAGAAAACGGATGAGGAAATAAAAGCATTTGATCAGAAATCCGCTGAGGATGAAGCTAAATTTATAGATGCCCAATATGCCAAAGAAGAGGCAAGAATTTTGCAAACTATAACAAACGAAAAGGATAGACAGGATGCTTTATACAATTTAGAAATTACCCGTTTAAAAAACCAAATTCAAGCCCGTAAAGATGCGGGGTTAGTTACAAGTGATCTAGATAAGGCTTTAGCACAAAAAGAAATTGATAACGCTAAGGATAAAGCTGATAAAAAGAAAGCCCTAGATCAATCGGAGTTTGATACAAAGATTGCCATCGCCAATGCAACAACGTCTATTTTAACCTCATTGAATTCAGTGATTGGGGATAACGCAGAATTCGGCAAAGCCATTGCAGTTTCACAGGCTGTAATAGATACTTATGCCGGTGCAACAAAAGCCTTTGCGCAAGGTGGTGTTCTTGGTTTTGTAGGTGCAGGGGCTGTAGTTGCTGCAGGTTTGGCAAACGTTCAAAAGATTTTAAGTACCGATGTTCCATCTAGTGGTGGTGGCGGTGGCGGTGGTGGTGGATCAAATGTTGGAATGCCGTCTATTTCAATGGTAACACCACAAACCAATCCGAATTCGCAATTGGCGGGTGTGCTTTCAGACAATGCAAAGAAACCAACTAGAGCGTATGTAGTTGGACAGGATATGAGCAGCCAACAAAGTTTGGATAGACATATTAAACAAAATGCAACATTCTAGTTTTAAGACGTTAAATAATATATGAAGATAGTTGAATTAATTTTAAATGAGGATGAATTACAACAAGGAATTAATGCTGTTTCTGTAGTTCATTCCCCGGCTATTGAATCAAATTTTATTGCGTTAAAAGACAATACTATTAAGTTGGCAAGTGTGGACGTGGAAAAACGTATTCTTATGGGTGCGATTTTAATTCCAAACAAACCAATATACAGAGACCAAGTTTTAAATGGTGAAGTTGAACAATTCTATTGTTATTTTTCAAAGAATACAGTTGAAAAGGCTAGCCAAATGTATTTAATGCAAGGCAACCAAAAGAATACAACGTTGGAGCATGAAATGGCTTTAAAAGGTTTATGTATGGTTGAAAGTTGGATTAAGGTTGACATGGAAAAAGACAAATCTACTGCCTATGGTTTAAATGATCCTATTGGTACTTGGTATGGTTCGTTCAAAGTTAACAACGATGAAATTTGGAATGACTATGTTAAGACGGGTAAAGTAAAAGGATTTTCAATTGAGGGCTTTTTTGCTGATAAATCGGTTAAGGCTGAAATGGCAAAAATTGACCCAATACAAGATAGGATAAACAAAGCAATTGAAATATTAAAACAAGCAATATAAAATTATGCAAAAAAAAGGAATAAAAATCGAGATGGGAATTGCCGAGGAATTACAAAAAATTCAAAAAATGGCAGACCAATTAGAAAAGCAAGGCCAAAACTTATTTAATAATGAGAAAAAAGCAACCGAACTTTTAAAACAAGCGTCTAAACTATTATTGCCTATTGGTAATTTTCAAGAAACTCAAATACAAGCTATGTTAACCGATTTGAAAAAAGCTGGGTTAGATAGTAGTTCAGAATATAAAGAGTTACTTTCATCTTATGATTATATAAGCCGAATTAATGCAACGGTAAAACGTATGTCTACAGATGTAAGTAAAGCATTAAATTAATTAAAAATTCAACACACTAAACAAACAACGTTAATTAAATAACTATGAGTAACGAAACAATTTTGCAAAGAGCATTGAATGTGCTTATGGGCAAAGATGAAAACGAACCAACACCAACACACGTTGCAGTTGAAATGGCAGAAAAGAAAACCATTGATGGTGCAGCGATATTTGATAGCGAAAATTTTGCTATTGGTGAAGCGGTGTTTTTGGTTGCCGAAGATGGCACAAAGATTCCAGTTCCTATGGGTGAATATGTACTTGAAGATAATACTTCTATTGTTGTTGATGACAAGGGTATTATTGTTGAAGTTTCAACAGGCGAAGAGGAAGTTGAAGTTGAAGAAGAATTGCAAAACGAACCTATGAAGGAACAAATCAGAAAGGCTAGTGAAATGACACCTGCAGCGGCTAAGAAAGTTGTAAAAATCAAATCAGAATCAGAGGAATCTTATTTTTCTAAAATTGAGGCGAGATTGTCAAGAATTGAAAACGAAAGTGAAAATTTAAAAGCAATGAACGTTCAATTGTCTGAGGAAAACGAAGAGTTAAAAAAACAACTTGCAGAAAGCCCAGCGCAACACACAAAGTTTAATCCGGATGCAACTACAAAAAGCGAATTAAAATTCAAACTTGGTGCAAGACGTGAAGAAACTATTTTGGATCGTGTAATGTCATCTTTATCTTAAACAATTAAAAAAAAACTATAATGAACAATAAAATCCAACTAAGCGGACCAACTATTTCCCCAAATACCTATGCAGGTAATTTCGCTGGCAAATATATTGCAGCGGCTCTATTGAGTGGCGAAACATTGGCAAAAGATTTAATCACATTACACCCTAATGTGGCTTTTAAAGAGGTTATTCGTAACTGGCAGAACAGCGTTGTTGTTGCAGATGCGTCTTGTGACTTTACAGATAGTTCATCTGTTACACTTGGTGAGTATGTATTAACAACTGTTGAAAAGCAGGTTAACTTACAACTTTGTAAAAACAATTTGAGAACTACTTGGGAATCTGCTCAGGCTGGTTATTCAGCATTTGAAAAAATCCCTGCGGATTTCAATACATTTTTGTTAGCTCGTGTGGCTTCTGAGGTTGCACAACAAATTGAATTGGGTATCTGGAAAACAACTTTGTTTTACAATGGTACTGCGGATGAGGGAATGGTTGGTTACTTGTTAGACAATAGTGCAATCACTGTTGCCGCTTCAGGTGCAACTGATGGCTCAAACGTTGTAGCTCGTTTACAATCAATGTTAAATAGTTCACCTTCTGCGTTGTATGGTAAAGAGGGATTCCAATTCTATGTTGGACCAAGCACAATGAAAGCATACCAAGCGGCTTTATCTGCAGGAAACTATAACTTCCAATTCTATGTTGGTGAAAAACCAATGAACTTCCAAGGTATTCCAGTGACTATGTGTCCGGGCTTAAACGATTTCGATTGTGTATTAGGTTTAAAATCTGATTTGCATTTTGGAACAGGTTTATTGAGTGATACGAATGAAGTAAAGGTTATTGATATGGCTGATATTGACGGATCACAAAACATTCGTGTGATCATGCGTTTCACAGGTGGTATTATTGCAACTAACCCAACTCAACAAGTTGTATTGAACGTAACTGTTTAATCTACAAAAGAGATAATTTAAACGGGGTGGGCTATATCCCCACCCTTTTTTTTTAACCATAAAAACAGAAAATATAAAATGGCTTGTAATACTTTACAAAATAGATACGAACCTTGCAAAGAGTTCGTCGGTGGTTTAAGGGGCGTATTTTTAGTTCCTTATAGCCCTACAGATGTGGTTACCAAAGATGGGGCTGGGTTAGTTACGTCTATTAATAATGGAGCGTCCCCAACCCCTGCTAATTCAACGGCTTATTTCTTTGAATTAAAAGGACTTTCAACTTTGGAAATTGCGGGTGCAAGTTCTAGAGACAATGGGAATACATCCTATACTCAAACTTTAACTTTATCTTTAAAACCAAGTGGCAGTACACCCGCTTCGGCTGAAAGTGATAAAGATATTTTTGAAACTTTGGATAAAGGTCGTTGGAGAGTAATCGTTTGGGATAGAAATAACGTCTTTTCTTTAGTTGGTGAAACTGAGGGAATGGATGCAACCACAGATGGCGGTTCATGGGGTGTACAAATGGGCGATGCTCGTTTGAATACTATTGTACTTGTCGGAATGGAAAAATCACAAAGAGCAATTGTTGACGCTGAATCATATTCCGATATGAGTACAGTTGTTGCAATCGATTAAGATAATGTTTCCATACATGAAAATTGCCCCGTAATTGGGGCTTTTTTTGTTTATATACAACGTAAATTTAGAATTACGTTATTTAGATATGGTTATTAATAACGCCACAACTCAAATATCTTTTTTTCCTGTTGTATCTTTTGAAGGTATAGCGAATGTAGATGTTGAGGTATGGCACAAAAATACTAAAACAAAGTGTACAGATGTTTCCGCAGTTACAACAACAGGGACGATGATCACAATTGATTTGCCAAGTTTAACACCAATTAATTTAGTGGCTAAAAATTTAGACACTTGTTTAATTAGGGTGCTAGATCAAAACATTATTTTGTTTGAATATTTATCTACTTGGTCGGATGAAAGTACAAATAATTATAAAACATTTAAAGAATTTACAACAACAACACCGCCAAGCCCTAACTGGATAGCATTATGAGTGATAATATAAGATTAGTAAATTTAAGCACATACACAAGCCCATTAATTACCGAACAAAAGAATAAAGATTGGGTGGAATATGGGGAGGATAATAACTATTATCAATATTTAATTGATTTGTTTTATGGTAGTGCGACAAATAACGCAGCTATAAAAGGAATTGCAAATTTGATTTATGGTAAAGGGTTAGAAGTTGTTACTGCGGATAGAAATTTAAAAGGTTATTTAAATTTAAAAACAGTGTTTTCCGATCCAAACGTATTACGGAATTGTGCGTTGGATTTAAAGGCATTGGGTGAGTGTGCAATTCAATTAGTAAAGAGTAAAGATAAAAAACAATATATTAAGGCAAACCATTGGGCAATTCAAACTTTGAGACCTGAAAAGTGTAATGAGAATGGGGAAATTGAGGGTTGGTATTTTTGTTCTAATTGGGCTGAATTAAAAAGAGGATACAAGCCAAAAAGATTTGCCTCTTTTGGTTTTGATGAAACAGACACCGAATGTATATTGGTTATTAAGCCCTATGCAATGGGATCTTATTATTTTTCTCCACCTGATTACCAAGGGGGTACGCAATGGGCAGAGATTGAATGCGAAATTGGGAATTACCATTTAAACAATATCAAAAATGGTATGGCGCCAAGTATGTTAATTAATTTTAACAACGGGCAGCCAAGTGAGGAGATTAAGAATTTAATTGAAGCACAAATAAAAGCAAAATTTGGAGGAACATCCAATGCTGGAAAGGTTATTATTGCATTCAATGACAATGCCGAAAGCAAAGCGGATATAACACCGGTACAATTATCAGACGCACATTCACAATATGAGTTCTTAAGCCGTGAATCAATGCAAAAAGTAATGTTGGCGCATAGAGTAACTTCGCCAATGTTATTAGGTATTAAAGATAATTCTGGATTTGGGAATAATGCTGAGGAATTAGAAAAGGCTTCCATCTTATTTGATAATACTGTTATTAGACCATTCCAAGAATTGTTATTGGATGCTGTTAAACAGATCATGTATAAAAATGGGTATTCTTTGGATGTTTACTTTAAAACTTTACAGCCTCTAGAATTTACAGATTTAAGTGGCAAAATGTTAAGCGAATCCGACAAAGAAAAGGAAATTGGTTTATCACTTTCAGCTCCAAAAGTTACCGATATGACTGATTCAGACGAGCAGGAATGGTTAGATTATTTAAAAGGTAAGGGAGAAACTTTGTCAACTGACTGGGAATTGGTAAGTGAAGAGCCTGTAACGGATGCCGATAATGAAGTTCAAATGAATAAATTTGAATTTTTTAAAAGGTTTGCAGAACCAAACGAAAAGAGTAAAGACGATAAAGGAATTTACTTAATGAGGTATCGTTATGCTCCTTTGCAAAATGGATCTAACTCACGAATCTTTTGCCGTGACATGGTAGCCAATGCCAAGTTGGGTATAGTTTACAGACGTGAAGATATTGTTACTATGGGCGAAGATGGAATAAATGGTCAATTTGCACCTGCAGGAAAATCTACATATTCAATTTGGAAATTTAAAGGGGGCGTAAATTGTAACCATCAATGGTTCAGACTAACCTACAAACGTAAACAAATTAACGGGAAAATTATTCCTTTGAGTGAATCTGAAAAATCTACTCAACAAAGAGATATTGAAGACAATTATAAAAGAGTTAGCTCACAAAGTGCGGATGCTTTAGGCGTTCCATTTAGCCCGCCAGATTGGACAGAGGCAAGTACTAAAACAATTAATTTACCGAATAAAGGCAGCCTTAAAAATAAATAATATGTACGCAAATGATGATGTCTTATTAATAGACAAAGATACAATTTTTAAATATACCCAATTGCAGGGAAATTTTGACGTAGATAAAATTACGCCATTTGTTAAGGTTGCTCAGGATATTGAAGTTCAGGGAATTTTGGGTACTGTGTTATATCGTAAAATTTTAACAGACGTTAAAAACGATACTTTAACGGGTAACTATTTGGAACTAGTTGAAAAATATATCCAACCATTATTAATCCATTATGGAATGGCAGATTTATTGCAATTTCATGGGTATGAGGTAAGCAATGCCGGTATAGTTCGTAACACTCCTGAAAATACTCAATTGCCAGATAAAAACGAAATTGATTCAATTGTTAAAAGACAAAGAGATATAGCAGAAAGTTACCGAGTTAGGGCAGTATCTTATTTGAGTTACTATGTAGGTTTATTCCCTGAGTACACGGCAAACCAATTTGATGGACAATACCCAAGTTCCGATCCTTCAAATTATGTTACTTTTCTTTTATGAAAAAAAACTATAAGCCAAAGCCTGAAAAGGTTGAAAAGTTAACTAAACTTTATACTGAGATAAAAATGATAAAAGCGGTTAAGTGTGATATTTTTACAAAGACTGCAAAGATCATTGGTATATTGGTTTTATTTTCAAGTTGCTCGGCTCAATACCATTTAAAAAAAGCGTTAAAAAAAGATCCAACGATTATTGAAAAGAAAGTATTGGTTCAAAAAGATACTTTGATAATTCGCCAATCCTATACCATTACAGACACTTTTACAACAAGGGTATTAGATACTATTATAATTGAGGATGAGGGGATTAAAACGATTGTATATCGTAATCACGATGTTATAAGGGTTAAGACTATTGTAAAAGGGGATACAATAAAAGTTTGGCAAACAATTTATAAACCATTGGTTAAAATTAAAGATTGTCAACATAATTATTGGTTTTACGTTATTTTAGTAAGTGTTGCAATTTTAGGCACAATAATTCTAAGACGTTCAAAATGAGTTTCAAAACACCATCAAGAAGCAGCCCAAAGAATGGGGGAATAAGGTCATGTTTATGTAAAAATAATACATACTCAAGAAAATGCTGTGACGGTTTTTTACAAGCGCAAGGAATTGGAAGTATAGTGAGAAATGAGGAAAATCCAACAACGTTAATACCTTGGTTTTGGGGTGTGAGCGATACTGATTTAAGTATTGGGGAAATTGTAACTTTAATACAAATTGGCAATTGCAATATTGTGAATCAATATGCCAACACAGATTTAGAGATAGTTTGGAATGCCAACGGAAAATTTCTATGGTTTGCATTTAATGGAATTTATCCAAACAAAACACATTGGTTCAATACGATGTTTAACCAAGGGAATATAGGGGGATCAGAAAACCTATTTGATAACGCTTTATTTGGCAATGTAGTTACCCCTTCATATACGGCTCAGTTTAAAATTTATCAATCTAACTATGCCACTAGAACAAGTGGATCAATGATACTATCATGAGCATAATTTTAAACGATAATTTAGATTCACAATTCAATAAGCCATTAGACACTCGTTTTGGGGCTTATGTAGATATTCCAACGGCATTGGCTCAAGTGCCTTTATTTCGTAGGTACATAGGGCTAACAATTGGAATTGGATCTAATCCAGTTGTTGAATATTGGTTTAACGATGGGGTTTTAGATGCTGATTTGGTTTTAAAAACGCCGGATATTAATTATCCTGTTACCTCGGTAAATGGTCAAGTAGGAGTTGTTGTTTTAACTAAAACTGATATCGGTTTAAGCAACGTAGACAACACAAGCGATGCAAATAAACCTATTTCAAGTGCAACGCAAACGGCATTAAACGGAAAACAAGATACCCTTGTAAGTGGAACGAATATTAAAACCGTCAATTCCAATACTTTATTAGGTAGTGGAGATGTTGTTATAGATAAGTCAAGTGTTGGACTTGGGAACGTCGCAAATGTAGACACTACAAACGCTTCAAATATTTCAAGCGGT